GCAGGACGGGCTCGTCTCCACGCAGGCCGACAACGACGTCCTCGACGGCATCCGCACCGCCGCGTCGCTGCTGTCCTCCGGGAACCTCCTCATCTCCGACCGGTGCACCGGCTGGATCAAGGAAGTCACCGAGTACGTGTGGGACGCCAAGGCCGCCGAGCAGGGCGAGGACAAGCCCGTGAAGGCCAACGACCACTCGCAGGACGCTCTGCGCTACGCGATCAAGACCACCGAGAACATCTGGCGCAGCCACGTGAAGCTCGCAGCCTGAGAGGGGACAACGCATGCCCGCTGTCGACGTATGGCCGCCGCAGCCGTGGGACATCGCGTTCGCCCGCTTCGCCGAGCACGACGCCTGGTACGTCGGCGACACCGCGACCCTCGCGGACATCTACCAGGGCAAGTCGGGTCCGACGACCACGCACGTCCGCTCCGGCGTCCCGTACCGCGGCGGCGTGATCGGTGCGCTGTCCAAGATGTGGTGGGGGCAGCGGCAGGACGCCGCCGAGAACCTCATGAAGATGCACCTCCCGGTGCCGGCGGACCTCGCGCAGCTCTCCGCGGACCTCCTCTTCGCTGAGGCCCCGCGGGTGCGTTACCCGAAGCCCGACGACCTGGCCTCACCCGCTGAGGGTGAGAAGCAGTCGACGTGGAAGCACCCGGGGCAGGACCGCCTTGACACGATCATGGGCTCCGACCAGGCGCACGCCGAGCTGCTGAACGGCGGCGAGCTGGCGGCGTCGTCCGGCGGCACGTACTTCGCGGTCACGTGGGACGCGGACCTCCGCGACCACGTCTGGTTCCGCGCGTTCGCTCACGACTGCGCGATCCCCGAGTTCCGGTACGGCATCCTCACCGCGGTCACGCTGTGGACCGAGTACGACAACACCAGCCAGGGCGGCGCCGTGTACCGGCTCCTCGAGCGGCACGAGCGTGGCCTGATCACGTACGAGCTGCACGAGGGTGGTCCGACGAACCTCGGCCGTGTCGTCCCGATGTCGACGCTGCCGGAGACCAACCACTACGAGTCGCTGCGCACGGCCGCTGAGCTGGAGCAGTTCGACGGCGTAGACGGGCTCGCCGAGCTCGTCAACCCGGCGGTCACCGTCGCGACCGGCGTGGACCGCCTCGCAGTCGTGTACATGCCGAACGCGCGCCCGTCCCGCGACTGGCGGAAGCTCGGCCCCCTCGCGAACCTCGGCCGGTCCGACTTCGCCGGCATCGAGGACCTGTTCGACAAGATCGACCAGGCGTGGTCGTCGCTGATGCGTGACCTCGAGAACGGGCAGGGCCGTCTCACCGTCCCCGAGTCGTTCCTCGACACGGGAAAGCCCGGCGAGGGCGCGACGTTCAACGTCAACAAGTCGGTGTACGTCGGCGTGCAGGCGCTCGGGAAGCCGGGCGACTCGGTGTCGTCGCAGATCACGTCCACCCAGTTCGAGATCCGCGTCGACGAGCACCTCGCCACGATCGACGCCCTCAAGCGGGAGATCGCGACGACGTGCGGATACTCGCCCGTGCACCTCGGCCTCCGCGACGTACAGCAGGCGCAGCGCACCGCGACCGAGGTCACCGCGGACCTGTCCGACTCGGAACGCACCCGCGACAAGAAGGCGCTCTACGCGAAGCCCGCACTCGCGGAGCTCGCGCAGGTCGCCCTCGCCATCGATGGCGTCGTGTTCCCCGGGAAGGGCGGCAAGTGGTTCGACGAACTCCCCGACGTGGAGTTCGCCGAGGTGTCGCAGGTCGACCCGCTGAAGAACGCGCAGACGATCTCGATGCTCGACGGCGCCCGGGCCGTGTCGATCCTCACTCGCGTGCGGATGGCCGGCCAGGTGCCCGACGAGGAGATCCAGGCCGAGGTGGACCGCATCCGCGAGGAGGAAGCCCTCGGCCAGATGCGCGATCCCGCGGATCCGCTGTTCGACGCGAACGACAACGAGGACGAGGAGCCGGCCGATGGCGACGAGCAGCAGCCCGCAGGGGCAGCAGCAGGAGCAGCGCCGGCCGACCGCTGAGGCTGTCGCCGTGCTCCTCGCACTGCACATCTCGTCGGAGTCCGCGCTCCTCGACGGCATCACCCGCATCCTCCGCCGGGCCGTGTCGCTCGAGGCTGCGCGGCCCGCGATCCGACGCCTCGCGTTGGAGGTCGCACGCCGCCTCGAGCGACAGGTCCCGCCGCTGATCGACGAGGTCATCGACGGTGAGCTGCTCGACGGTGCCGCGCAGGCTGACCGGGACGTACTCGACGAGATCCACCAGCACGACGACGGCGCAGCGGTCCGAGCGATCGAGTCCCGGCTGCGGCGGGCACTGCCCCCGGGCGCGTCCAGGGGGACGCCCGGCGGCGGCCCGCCCCGCTCCCCGGGGAACGCACTCGTCCCGGCCGGGCAGCCGAACGGCTTCGACTTCTCCGTGCCGCACTCGGTGCGCGCGGAGGCGGCGATCCGCACCGACCTCGTGTCCGAGCTGCAGGACGTCCGACGACGGCTCACTCGCCTCGATAACGACATTTACAAGGTGCTCGCCCCGCAGGCGGCCCGGGTGCAGGTGCTCGACGTCGAGCTGACCCCGGCGCAGGCGCAGGCCATTGCGTGGCGCGACTTCACGTCGAACGGCATCACCGGGTTCACCGACAGGACCGGCCGCGAGTGGTCGCTGTCGGCGTACACCGAGATGGCGGTCCGCACCGCTGCCGCTCGCGCGTTCAACGCGTCACACCTCGAACGCATGCAGGCGATCGGCGTCAAGTACTTCACGGTCCCGGATACCGGCTCACCGTGCCCGCTTTGCCTGCCGTGGCAGGGCGCTGTGCTGACGAACGGGCCGATCGTGGCCCCGGAGATGCACGTCGACGCGACGATCACTGAGGCGACCAGCAGGGGCCTGTTTCACCCGCAGTGCCGGCACTCGCTGATCGCCGTGTTCCCCGGCATCACCGTCCTCCCGCCCCGGCAGACGTGGACCCCGGCGCACGACGCCCGCTACAAGGCGGTGCAGAAGCAGCGCCGCCTCGAACTCGCGATCCGGAAGGCGAAACGGCAGCAGGAGAACGCGCTCGACGCCGACATGACCGCCGACGCGAAGACGAAGGTGCGGCGGGCGCAGAAGCGGCTCCGCGACCACGTCAACAGCCGCGACGACCTCGCCCGCAACTCCCGCCGCGAGCAACCCCACCTGCGTGACGCCTACGCGCAACTCCCGCTCTTCACCAGCTGACCCCCAGGAGGCCACCATGAGCACCAACGTCGACGACATCATCGAGCGCCTCCGCGGACGGTCCCTCACGCACGAGGACGCGGAGTCCGTGATCGCCATGGTCCGGTCGCGCACCACCGCCGACAAGGCGCCGACCGGTGACCCGTACCGTGACCGCGCGATCGAGCGGTTCTTCACCGCCAGCGAGCACGAGGACGTCGTCGCGCTCCGCGACCGCATCGTCGACCTCGGCACCGAGATCACCCGCCGCGTCCCGCAGGGCCGGAACCAGTCGCTCGCGCTCACCGCGCTCGAGGACGTGCAGATGCGCGGCAACCGCGGCATCTTCGCGCCGGAGCACCTGCGGTGATCCTCGGCGTCGGCTCGGCGGTCATCTACCAGGAGCGGGTCTGGACTGTCATCGCGACGTCCGCCTACTCCCGGTTCCTGCGGTCGCTCGACGGCTGCTGTAGCACCCGCGTCGACGTCGAACAGCTACAGGAGGCCCCGTGAGCGCCAAGACCAAAGCCGCCCTCGACGAGGCGGTCGCTGCTCACTTCGCTGACGAGCAGGACGGCGCCATCCTCACCGGCTACGTCCTGCAAGCGAAGGGCCAGGGCTTCGCAGCCGAGGACAGCGAACGGACCCGCATGCTCCGCGCGATCGCTGAGGGGCAGGACTACATCACGACCCTCGGACTCGTCGACTGGATGCGCATCGTCGCGCAGCGCACAGCACTCGAGGACTGACGCCGTGAGCGCATTCCTCTCCGCCCTCGCCGGATGCTTCATCGCGCAGTGCTTCATCGGTGTGCTCCACGCCCACTGGCGTCGCCGCTTGGCACGCCCGCCCTACCGCGCTCAGTACGGCCGTGGCCTGTCCCGACACCGCCTGCACCGATGACCGAGAACCGGTGGCCGCTCGGCCCCGTCACCGACCTACCCCAGCCGGACCAGGCGTCCGGCCCAACCGAGGAACCCAGGAGGCTCCCGTGACCTGCACCGCACCCCAGACCGCCCTCCCCGTCGTCGCCAACCGCGACGGCATGGCCGTCATCGGCCGCACCCGCCACGCCCTCATGGGCATCCGCTACAACGGCGGAGAGGGCGGCGCCGGGCCCGCGGCTGCTGCCGGTCAGGCCGACGCTGCTGCTGCCGCCGCCGCCGCTGCCGGTGCTGGTGCGGCCGGCGCCGGTGCTGGCGCCGGCGCCGGAGCGGGAGCCGCTACCGACGCCCCGTGGACGAAGGACAACTTCGACCCCGAGCGTGCGTGGGCGCTGCTGCAGAACGTCCGCTCCGACCTCGACAAGGCGAAGACCGGCAAGACGGCCGCCGAGCAGAAGGCTCAGGAGTCGGCCGACCGGTTCGAGCAGTTCACGAAGGGCCTCGGCGGTCTCCTCGGCTTCGAGGCCCCAGAGACGGACCCCGCGAAGCTGCAGGAGAAGGTCACCGACCTCTCCGGCCAGGTGCAGGCGAAGGACGGCGACCTCTCCAAGGCGCAGGCCGACCTCAAGGCCCGCGACCTCACGATCGCCGTGCTGCAGTCGCCGGCCGCCCGCGACGCGAACACCCAGCTCCTGCTCAACAACGAGCAGTTCAAGACCACCATCGCGTCGGTAGAGCCGACCGATGGGGCCGCCATCACGGCGGCGATCACCAAGGCGCTGCAGGACAACGCCGCCCTCAAGGCAACCCCTTCCCGCTCAGGTGGCGGCGAACACCAGGGAGCCACCGTGCAGTCGCTCGAAGCTCAGCTCGCCACGGCGACTGAGAAGCGCGACTTCAAGGAGACCATCCGCCTCAAGCAGGCCATCGCCGCCGCCCGGCAGCGAGCCGCTCAGGGCTAGCCAACCAACCAGAGAGGCCAGCACATGCCTGGAATCGTTGGGCAGGGGACCACGTTCAACCTGCCGAACTACGTCGGTGAGCTCTTCGGAGTCTCGCCGGAAGACACCCCGCTCCTGTCCGCCATCGGTGGTCTCACCGGCGGCAAGGAGGCCACGTCCACCACGTTCGAGTGGCAGGGCTACGACCTCCGCGACCCGGACGAGAACCGCCAGCGCGTGGAGGGTGCCCCCGCGCAGCCGTCGGAGAACCGCGTGCGCTTCAACGTCGACAACGTGGTGGAGATCCACCAGGAGACCGTCGAGGTCAGCTACACCAAGCAGGCCGCCGTCGGGAACCACAACGGCGCGAACATCGCCGGCACGAACCCCGTCACGGCCGAGCTGCCGTGGCAGGTCGAGCAGGCGCTCAAGCAGGTCGCGCGCGACGTCGAGGCGTCGTTCATCCGCGGCGTCTACGCGAAGCCGGGCGACAACACCGCCCCACGCAAGACGCGTGGTCTGCTGCAGGCGATCCAAACGAACGTCATCAACCTCGGCGAGGCCCACACCGGCCTCTCCGCGGCGACCGACACCATCACCGAGGCGTCGACGACCCTGTCGAACGACGACAAGGTGATCTTCACCGACGTCGGCGGCTCGACCGCGATCACCCCGAACCGGGTGTACTTCGTCGTCGGCAAGGCGTCTGGGTCGTTCAAGGTCGCTCCCACGCAGGGCGGCACCGCCATCACCATCGGCACCGCGACCGTCAGCCTCTACAAGCTGTCCGCCACCGCGCCGACGAAGGCGAACTACGACGACCTGTTCCAGACGGTGTTCGACAACGGCGGCATCGCCGAGGGCGAGACCGCGACGATCGTCGTCGGGTCCTCGCAGAAGCGGAACATCTCGAACGCGTACGCCGCGAACCAGAACAACCTGGTCGCGGACCGCAACGTCGGAGGCGTGAACTTCCAGACGATCGAGACCGACTTCGCGCGGTTCAACATCATGCTCGACCGGTGGATGCCGGCCGACGCCCTCGCCGTCGTCTCCCTCGAGCAGCTCAACCCGGTGTTCCTGAACATCCCGGGCAAGGGCCACTTCTTCGAGGAGGACCTCGCGAAGGTCGGCGCGTCCGACCGGAAGCAGCTCTACGGCGAGATCGGTCTCGAGTACGGCAACGAGAAGGCCCACGGCCTCCTCCGCGGCCTCCCGACCACCCGCTAGCACCACCCAGACCGCCGAGGAGGCCAGCATGACCAGCTACATCGTTCCGGACACGCTGGCCTCCCCGGAGGACTACAACAAGCTCCCGGGCGCACCAGCCGCGCCCGCAGACATCGCTGCAACGCTCGAGGCGTGCAGCGACATCGTGCTCCGCGCGACCATCACCGCGTTGTACGACACGGACCCCGAGACCGGCCTTGCGGTCGACCCCGTCGTGCGTCAGGCGCTCACCGACGCGACCTGCCTGCAGGCAGCAGCGTGGATCACCCTCGGCATCAAGCCGTACGCGGGCGGCGTCACCCAGGGCGGCATCGCGACGTCGAAGAGCGTCGGCTCCGCGACCATCTCCTACGCTGGCGCGGCGACCGCCGCAGCAGCCCGCGCAGACGCCGCGACCAGCCTCGTCCCGTCGGCGCTCCGCCGCCTGCAGAACCGCGGCCTCATCGGCCAGCACGTCCGGGTGGTGTGATGGACGACCTCGACGACATGTTCGTGCACACCATCACGGTGGAGAAGTACCTCGGCGAAGGCGGCAACGGCACCTCGTACGCCGAACCTCTCGACGTGCCGTGCTTCATCGACGGAGGTGTGAAGGTCGTGCGGACAGCGACGGGCGAGCAGGTCGTCGCGAACGCACCCGTCTACGCCCCGCTCGAGCACGCTGCGACGCTCGTCGCCGAGTCGCGCGTGACCATCCGCGGCGCGACCGCCCGCGTCCTCGCCGCAACGGTGTACGAATCCGGCGACCTCGACCTCCCCGACCACGTGCAGATCACCCTCACCTGAGCGGAGGCCGCCCGTGTCGATCGAGTGGGAGGACACGTTCGACTGGGACGGACTGCAGGCGCGCAAGAACGCCGCCATCACCCCGGCGGTCGCCGCCGGCATGGAAGTCGTCCGCCAGGTCACCGCCCCGAAGGTTCCCGTCGAGTCCGGGCACCTCGTCGGCTCCCCCAGCATCACCGCCGTCGGCCACCGCGCCACGATCACGTTCCCCGGCCCGTACGCCCGATACCAGGAGTTCGGCGTCTACTACCGGCACGGCCGCGTCGGCGCCCCGCTGACGCACACCCACGGCCAGTCGTTCTTCCTCACCACCGGGATCGTCGAAGCCCGCGACCCAGCCCTGCGCGCATGCGCCCGAGTGTTCGAGGAGCGCCTGTGATCCCCGCCTCCCCCGTCCGTGCGCTCGTCGAGGCGTTCGCGCAGGCCCTCGACGACGCGGGAGCTGGCGTCTGGTCGCCCGGCGCCGCCACGTACGCTCCCGACGACGTCGTCATCTTCCGCGGCACCGAACGCGCCGTCGACAACCCGCAGATCATCCTCAACTGGGTCGACGTCGACGACCACCCCGAGATCACGCAAGGCTCCGGCATCCTGCAGGTCGCCATGAAGGGCACCGCGAACGACCCCAGCTCGGTCGACGACATCGGCTACGCCGTGTTCAACGCCCTCCACGGCCTCACCAACCTCCCCGCCGGGGACGCTCTCGTCGTCCAGTGCCTCCGCCGCAACAGCGTGCCGATGGGGCAGGACGACAAGCTCCGGAAGGAGCGCGCGGACCAGTTCGACGTCGACGTCGAGTGGCCGCCCACCAGCCACCGGCCCTAAGTCCGGTTCGTCCCCAGACGCAGCCCTCCCCAGTGGGGGCACTTCCGCATGCCCGCACACGCCTAGGAGGCACCCCACATGAGCACCGAGCTCGCACGCAAGTTCGCCCTGCAGGTCACTCCCGACCTGACCCTCGCGGGCGGCTTCATCCAGTTCAAGGGCCTGAACGACTACAGCCCGAACGTCAACCCGAACCTCGAGGACGCGTCCGACTACGACACCGACGGGTGGGCATCGTCCGAGGTCACGATGAACGACTGGTCCGCGGACGCGTCGTTCTTCCGCCGCAAGAACGCCGGCGTCCTCGACCCCGCTCAGGAGCTCGTCCGCGCCCGCATCGGCCAGTTCGGCGACGCGGCCCGCGTTGGTGTCCGCTGGTTCGACAAGACCGGCGGCCCCGAGGCGTACCAGGGCGTCGCACTCGTGACGTGGAAGCGGTCGAACACCGGGGTGAAGAACCTCGAGCAGGCGACCGTCACGTTCACCGGCACCGACGTCCCCCTGCAGACCATCGAGAACCCGTTCACGTCGGCGCTCACCCCGGTCGTGACCGGTGCAACGCCGGGCGGGCAGGCGGCCGGCACGTCGGTCGCGATCCTCGGCGCCGGCTTCACCGGCGCGTCTGCCGTGAAGTTCGGGTCGACCTCCGCGACGTCGTTCGCGATCGTGAACGACCAGCTCATCACCGCCGTGCTCCCCGCCGGCTCTGCTGGTTCCGCCGCCGTCACCGTCACCACGGCGAACGGCACGAGCAACGCGTTCGCGTACACCCGCGGCGCGTGAGACCCCGGGGCCGCCGTATCTGGGGACGCGGCGGCCCCGGCCTACCCCTTCCAGTCCCCACCCGTTCCGAACCAGGAGTCCCCAGCTCATGACCTTCCGCGACTACTACGAACTCGCCGACCCGCTCGTCCTCCCGATCCGCGGGAAGGCGTACGAGATCCCTCCTGCGACCGCCTCTTCCGTCGTCCGGTACCGGAAGTACATGGGCCTCGTCGAACGCGTCCAGGCTGGCGAGGATGGCGTCGAGATCACGGACGACGACCGCATCGGCGACGAGGAGTACCAGCGCATGTTCCTTGGCGCAGCGCTCGACGAGATGCGTGCCGACGGCATCCACCCCGGCGTCATCGAACACGCCGCGAACACTGCGATGGGCGACACCATGGGCGGTCGTGAAGTCGCCGAGCGGATGTGGAACTCCGTCGACCCAAAAGCATCGAAGCCGGAGCCGAAGCCGGCCCCCGAGACGGACTCGACGCCATCGCCCAGTACGGACGAGGCGACTACGACGAGCTGACCGGCACGTACGAGTGGTACGAGGTGCCGCCGGACGTCGCAGGCGAGCGGAAGGCCGCGGACTGGGGCGAGATCATCGCCCGGTTCGACCTCCTCGCTTTCGACTTCCAGCGGCACCTCCACCTTCGGCTGACGACGGTCCTGAACACGCACACGTGGCGCGAGTTCGCCGCGCTCGTGTCCGGGCTGCTCAGCATCGACGAGCACCTCGTCACCGGTACCGGCATCGTCACCATCCCCGCGACGCTCATCGGCGCGCACTTCCACACCACCGACGACAGCGAGGAGCCCACCGATGAGTGACACCGAAGTCGGCGGCATCAAGGGCTTCCTCGACCTCGACGACTCCGCCTGGGACCGGAAGATCGCGAAGGCGAAGAACGACGTCCGCGAGCTCAAGGCAATGAACGCCGACGTCCGCGTCGACGTAGACGCCGACCGCGCCGAAGAGCGCATCGCGATGCTGCACGCCGCGGTGCGCGCCCTCGACGCCGAGTCCGCGACGATCGACGTCAAGGTCGTCGAGCGCGCGGGCGGCGGCGGATCCGCAGCCACCCGAGCGGCCGCCACGTCGCAGCAGCAGCTCACCGAAGCTCAGGAGAAAGCTGCCGTCGCCTCGATGAAGGCAGACCTCGCGCAGCAGCGACTCAACGAGGCCGAGGAGAAAGGCACCCGCACTGCGTCCGAGCTGATGGTTCGACGCATCGCCCTCGCAGAGGCGCAGAACCGCGAGTCCGCAGCCGTCGACCGGGCGACCGCGCTGACGAAGCAGCTCAACGAGGCCCACGCCCGCGAAGCCGCCGCCGCAGCCGCGGCGGCGGCCGGTGAGTCCGAGCTCGCCGCCGCGACCCGCGAGTCCGGCGCTGCCGCGGACGGCAGCGGCAAGTCATTCCAGGTCGCGTCGACCCGCACCGGTCTGCTCACCACCGGGATCGTCGGCCTGATCTCCACGATCGGTCCGCTCGCCGGCGCCACGACAGCAGCCGGCGGCGCGTTCCTCGGCATGGGTGCCGCGGGTGTGCTCGCCGTATTCGGCATCAAGAACGCGATGGACCAGGGAACCGACGCAGGCCAGGCGTACCGGTCGGGGCTGCAGTCGCTCAAGGGCGACCTCGACAGCCTCGCGGCGACGTCCGCAGGCGCGATGCTCGAGCACTTCCAGCAGGCCGAACGCACCATCACGGGGGACCTCCCTGCCCTGCGTGGCCAGGTCGTCGGCTTCACCGACTCCCTCGGAGAAGCGGGCAACGCGATCCTGACCGGCCTCGTCAAGGGCTTCCAGATCGCGAACCCGCTCATGGAGCAGGGACAGCGGCTCATCGTCCGCGTCGCCGACGGCTTCGAGTCGTGGGCGTCCGGCAACGGCCTCGCAACCTTCGCGAACGAGGCCTCCCACGACCTCCCGATCGTCGTCCGCGGCATCGGCGACCTCGCGTCCGGAGCGGTCGCGCTGCTCGGCGCGATGCGCCCCGTCGGCCTCGTCGTCATCGAGGTCGCTGGCGGCATCGGCCAGATCGCCCAGGTCGCCGCATCCGCCGGCCCCGTGCTGCCCGCCCTCGCAGCGGGGGCTGGTGCCGCGTGGCTCGGCTTCAAGGTCTGGGAGGGCGCGAAGGCAGTCGGGTCCGCCGTGCAGGCCGGCATCACCGTCATGTCCGCGTCGATGGACGCACTCATGGGCGCGTCGACCCGGTCCGCAGCGGCCACCACCGGGCAGGCAGCCGCGCAGGCCGCCGTCGCCGCGACCGCCCCCGCTGCTGCAGCCGGTGAGGCTGCCGTCGCCGAGGGTGCCGTCGCGATGAACACCGCGATGGCCGCGAACCCGGTCGGGCTCGTCATCGGGCTCCTCGCCGGCCTCGCCGCGGTCACGTTCGTCGCGATGAACGCCACGAAGGCGAACACGGCCGCCACGACCGACTACACGTCCGCGCTGCAGCAGGACGGCGACGCGATCGGCCAGTACACGACGAAGCAGATCGCGCAGCAGCTCCAGCAGGCGAAGGTCGTCTCGACCGCGAAGCAGTACGGGCTCACCCTGTCCGACCTGACGAAGAGCGTCACCGGCAACGCCGACGCGCAGGACAAGGTGTCCGACGTCCTCGACACGCAGATCAAGAAGTACGAGGAGCAGGCTCGCGCCGCGCGCCTCGGCAGCAACGGCCAGTCGGCCGCGGCGAAGATCGCGGGCGAGCACGTCGACGCCCTCAAGAAGCTGCAGACCGAGATCGACTCGCAGACGAAGGCGGTCGCGAAGCAGAAGTCGCAGCAGGACGCCGCGAACTCCGCATCGAACGCTGCGACGAACGCGATCAAGTCGAACGCGGACGCGTACGGCATGACCACGGGTGCGTACCAGAAGGCGTCCGACGCGGCGAAGAAGCAGGCCGCATCGACTCGTGAGGCGACGCAGGCGATGCAGCTCGAGAACGACGCTGCCGGGCTGCTGACGAACGCCCTGACCCTGCTCAACGGCGGGGCGCTGTCCGTCGCGCAGGCGCAGACGGGCGTCTCGTCGGCGACGAACCAGGCAAAGGACGCGTTCAAGGAGAACGGCACCGCGATCGAGGGGAACTCGGCCGCGGCCGTCGCGAACCAGCAGGCGATCCAGGGCCAGGTGCAGGCAGCGCAGCAAATGGCGGAAGCGCAGGCGAAGGCCACCGGGTCGACGACTGCCGGCGTCGCTGCGTACAAGCAGTCGAAGACGGCGCTTGAGGACGCACTCCGCGCGCAGGGGCAGCTCACGCCCGCGGTGCAGGACTACATCAACAAGCTCTACGACGTGTCCAACCTCAAGGTGAAGCCGACGAAGCTCGACGTCAACAAGACGGCGGCGGACGCGGCGATCGACCAGTACAAGAAGACGGTCGCGTCGGTGCCTGGCGGCCACACGACGAAGATGCTCACCGAGAAGCAGGCTGCGGAAGCGGCCATCGCGGCGTGGAAGGCCTCTCTCGCGAACGTTCCCGAGTCGGAGCGGACGACCGTGGAGGCGGAGATCGCTGCGGCGCAGCAGAAGCTCGCGGCGATCACGTCGTCGATCGCAGGTATCCCGCGGTCGATCACGGTCGCGGTGAACGCCGTCGGCGCGACGAACCTCGCGACGACGGGCGGCTACAAGGTCGCGCAGTCGCATGGCGGCACCGCCGGGCACGGCCCGCTGCAGAAGTTCGCGGCGGGCGGCACGTCCGGGTCGGTGTGGGGCACGGCGGGGTCAGCGTTCAACGACAAGATCCCGACCGCGCTGTCCATCGGCGAGGAGGTGTCGTCGGCGCAGGCGATGTCGTACCCGGGGACGCGGTCGGTGGTGAAGGCGATCAACTCGGACCCGGCGAGGGTCATGCAGGCGATCACCGCGCCGAAGCAGGCCGCGGAGTCACCGGTGAACGTCTACCTCTACGGGGACGGTCTCCGCGACGTCATCCGGGTCGAGATCGAGAAGGACGGCAAGCGCCGGAAGGCGTCGATCAAGGCCGGACGACAGTGAGGGAGCACCCATGATGGTCGCCGACGGCGGCAACGCCGAGTCGCAGTACACGAGCGTCGTGGACGGTGGGAACGCGTACACGAGCTACATGGCGCCGACGATCACCGTCCTTGACGACGACGACCTCGGCCCGCGTGTGCAGGTCACGTTCGCGTCGTTCGTCGCCGGCACGCAGACGATCACCGTCACACGCACCGTGGGCGGGCGTGCCATGCCCGTCCGCGGGGGCGTGCGCCTGTTCGCGGTCGGCGGCGCAGTCGTCATCGACCAGGAGGTGCCGTTCGGCGTGCCGGCGAGCTACCAGGCGGAGCAGTTCGACGCCGACGGGAACTCGCTCGGTATGACCGACTCCCGAGCGATCACGGTCGACTCGACGGATTCGTGGGTGACGCAGCCACTGAACCCGAACCTCGCAGTGCAGGTGAAGGTGAGGGTCCCATCGACCGACACCCTGTCGTGGGAGTCGCCCGGGGACACGATCTGGACGCAGGGCGCATCCGTCGGCCGCGTCATCAACGGGCAACGGTCCGGGCTCAAGGGCGTCACCCTGCTGCTCCGACTCCTCCGCCCGGCTGATGCCGACGAGTTCGACGCGATGTGGGGCGGCTACGACGTCACCTACCCGGCCGTCGTGTGCGTGCGCACACCGCCGAACGTGCCGCTCCCGCCGGTGCTGTTCTTCGCCTGCCGCATCCCGCAGCGAGTCACGTCGGGCGCGAACAAGCTCGTCCAGTACCAGCTCACCGGCGACGAGGTCGCACCGCCCGCTCCCGGACTGGTCGTGCCGTCCCTGTCCCGCGACGACATCGACGCCGCCTACCCAACCCGCGACGCCCGCGCCGCGGCGTATACGACCCGCCTGCAGCGGGACTCCGACTACACGCTGGCGGGCCTCGCCACCTGACCGCACCGAGGAGGTGGCGATGCGTCCCTCCTCCGCGCAGTTGCCGACCGTGCTCACGGGCTCGTCGTTCACGTACCGGTGGGTCGCGGACGTCATCATGAACGGGCAGCGGGTGCTGCAAGATCTCCCGTGCACGGCACCGGACTTCACCGACGACGAGTCGCAGCTCGTGCAGTCGACGGGGTCACTGACGTTCGTCTACCAGGACGACTTCGCCCGGTCGATCGCCCCGGAGACCATCGGTGATGTCCTGTCCCCGTTCGGCACGCAGGTGTGGGTGTACGTGCTCGTGCAGGACGGACCCGCGTTCGCGGAACGGGTCCTGATGGGGCAGTACCTCGTCGATGAGACGCCGACCATCAGCTCCACGAAGATGCTGCTCCTCGGGAACCCGATCACCGTCGGTGACACGATCGAGGTGACCCTGTCGGACCTGTTCTACGGAGTGCAGGTCGACCGGTTCTACACGCCCGGCTCCCCCGTCGCTACCGGGTCCTGCTGGACGGAGGTGCAGCGCCTCACGAGCCTCCCGGTGACGAGGCCCGCTGATGTCCCCGACGCGGCCGTGTCGTCGCAGGTCGCGTACCAGGAGGACCGGCTGCAGGCCGTGTACGACCTCGCGAACTACTCCCTCGACGCCGTCCCGTTCATTACCCCCGATGGCACCCTGTCGATGCGGCCCAACGTGTGGCCCGACCCCGTCGACGTCCTCACCGACGGGCCGGACGGGAACCTGCAGTCGGTGGAGCGCGGCATGAACGCCGAGCAGGTGTACAACGCGATCGCGGTCCGCTCATACGACAGCACGGACGGGTCCGCGATCCTCGCGTCTGGTGAGATCCTCACCGGTCCGCTGCGCGCGCGGGAGCCGGACGGTTCCCTGTCGCCGTTCCGCCGCCGGCTGAAGTTCTACTCGTCGCAGTTCATCACGACGAAGGCGCAGGCGCAGGCGTACGTGAACACGTGGCTGCCTCGAGTGTCGAAGCTCACCGGCGTCGAGCACACGCTCACCGAAACGTTCAACCCGCTCCGGCAGGTCGGCGACGTCATCACCGTCCACGAGATCGGCGTCGCGCCCTACCAGGGCCGCGTGTCGAGCATCCGCCGCACCGACGCCGCCACCCAGCAGACGACCGTGAAGGTGGGGCAGACGTGACCGGGCAGGAAGACCTCATCCTCGCGCTCATCAAGGCGAAGACGAAGGTCACCACCGACGTGGGCACGTTCGTCGCCGCGACCGCGACCGGCTGCACGGTCGACGTCGGCGGCGGCCGCATCCCGGCCCGGCTCGGCTCGAGCTACCTCCCCGAGGTGAACGAGACCGTGAACGTGTGGACGTTCGACGACGGTACGACGTTCGTGATGGGTCCAACGGTAGGGAAAGCGCCGACTGGCACGGTCACTGCGGTCGCGTCCAGCCTGGTCACCCTGTCGACCGTGTTCGGGGACGTCACCGCCCCCTACATCGGATCGACTCCCGCCGCGGGTCAGATCATGGGGCTCCGCTGGCACGGCGGCCCGCTCGCGCTCGGCGTCATGTCCACGTCCCCGGCCGCGCCGACGCCCCCGGACCCGCCCGCCGAGTCCACGTCCCGCCACGTCGACGTGTTCCAGGCGCTCGACGCTGGCTCGTGGAACCGGTTCGGGTGGCAGCAGGCGCAGGTGTGGGCGTCGGACTCGTACTCCGGTCTGTGGACGTACGGCAGCAAGATCGCCGACACGCTGCCCGCCTCGGCGGACGTGGCGAAGGTCGAGATCTACCTGCCCGTCGTGTCCCTGTACGGGAACCCGCCGAACTTCGCCCTTCACGCGTACACGAAGAAGCCCGCCGGGCAGCCCGGGTATGGCACCACCGTGCCGCTCGCCGTTCGCCCCGGCTGGAACACCCTCCCGAAGTCGTGGGGCAACGCGCTCCGCTCCGGGGGTGGCTCGTTCGGCGTGGGCGTGAACCACGGCGGCAAGAACATCTTCCGGTCGCTCGCCCAGGACGGCATGTCCGGCGCGCTCCGCATCACCTCTACCTACTGACGAAGGAGCCTCATGGCACGCGACAGCACCGGCCCGAAGGGCGAACCTCAGTACTCCGGATCGGGTGTCCCGCAGGACGCCGCCGACCTCACTGAGGTCGCCGCGTACGCCGCGGAATACGGCAACTACCGCGCCGACACCTCCGCCGTGAGGAACGCCGCCACCGGCACCGACGTGTGGCCCGGCCTCATCTTCTACGAGACCGACACCGGCGTCACCTACCGGTACGGCGCCACCGGCTGGGAGTTCGCGACGACGATCGCACCGCGCCTCCGCATGCAGCGCCCCCTCGCCGGCATCAGCGCAACCACGTGGATGTCCGTGTCGATGGCGACGTCCGCGCAGGAGGGCGGCGGCGGCTTCACCGGCGGCGCCGGCAGCTTCGGTGTCCCGGTGACCGGCCGGTACGCGGTCAGCATGAAGTGCACCGTCCCCACGACCGCTGCCGGGAACCGCCGCATGCTCGGCATCTCGACGCAGGCAGCGGTCGGCACGCCGATCGCGCAGTCCCCCGGGTTCGGCGCCCCGAACGACAACTCCGGCTTCGGCATCGAGTTCCTCACCGAGGTGACTCTGCAGGCGGGCACCCAGTACGTCGTCTCGGCGTACTCGACCGCGCCGCTGAACTTCAGCAACTTCGACGTTTCGGTGCGCCTGATCGCGCCGACCAGCATCGGTTAGGAGCACCGCATGACGCTCACGCTCGACGTGACGAACGCTGCAGCCCGGTTCCGGACGCTCGCCGGCCTCGGCGACAACGGGATCCGGTACGCGGCCGGACGGAACCAGCCCGGGAAGTGCACCCGGTGGACGTGGCTTGCCCTGTCCGAGGACGGGCAGGGCTTCCAGAACAGCACCCCGCTCCCATCCGCGGTGGCCGCGTGGAACAACGCACCCGCCGAGCACCGGCACCCACTGACGGAGAAGCCGTTCGCCGGCGCCGTGCTCGTCTTCGGTTCGACCGCCGGCCCCCGGTGGGCGGGCGACGAGAACTACCCGTACGGGGACGTCACCGTCCTCGACGGGTCCGGGTACGAGTCCGGCGACTGGCAGGACTGGGGCCAGTCCGCGACCGACGCCGCGGGCGTCGGCGTCATCGCGTCCGTCACCGCGGGCACTCGGTACGTGCAGACCGGGCGTCGGCCGGTCCTCGGCTGGCTGTCGTCGTACGGCGGCGCGGTCCTGCACCCCGGCAGCGGCACCCGCCCGGCGGACACCTCAACCCTCATCCCCGCAACCGTCCACGAGGAGGACGACGACATGTTCATGATCCAGCACGACTCGAAGGGGCGCGGAACGCTCCTGATCTACGGCGGCGGGAAGACGCGGTCGCTGAACTCCGAGCAGGTCTCCGTCATAGGCGGCCTCAAGCGCGCCGACGGCACCCCGCAGGTGCCGCTCTACGGCTACACCAGCCAGGGCGACGTCGGCGCCCGCCGCTTCGACGTCATCCGCGCCTCGTTCAAGTAGGAGACCCCATGAACACGATCATCACCCGCTACTCGTCCACGCTCCTCCCGCTCGCCGTCGCGGTGCTCGGCATCCTGCAGGCCGCTCAGTCCGCCGGGAAGGCGACGCTGCTCGACTGGCAGACCCTCACGCAGATCGCGCTCCTGCTCGTCGGCACCGGCGTCGTCTACTGGCTGCCCCTCGTGAACACGAAGTGGCAGGGCGCGTTCAAGACCGGAGCCGCGATCGTCTTCGCGATCATCTCCGCTGTCGTCGCTGTCGCACCGGACGGGCACTTCACCAAGTCGAACGCGATCCTCGTCGTCACCGCCGTGGTGAAGGCGCTCGCGACCGAGCTCGGCGTGCAGATCCGCACGGACGCCGCGAAGGTCATCGACGCCGGTTCCACCTCGGACCCGGGCGTCCCGGTCGTCACGACCGTCGCTGCTGCGGCTTTCGCTGACGCCGACTACGACGTGCACCCGACCCCCGTCGAGACCGACCCCGTCGGGACGGCGGAGGTGGAGCAGTCCGGCACTGTCCCGGCCTCCGACACAGACGACCCGAAGCACCTCGCGACGTCCTGACCACGCCGACCCCATGGAAGGGACCAGCATGACGCTCGACGAGCGCCCAGACACCGACGTGACGCTCGGCGAGGTCAACCGCAACCTCAAGGACTTCCGGCAGGACGTCAAGGACGAGTTGAAGGAGATCAAGCTCGGATTCGTCACCAAGGATCAGTTCGACGCCCTCGTGGCCCGCGTCGCCGAGCTCGAGGCGAACGCGAAGTCCCGCGCCACGACGTGGCTGGCCGTCGCGGGCATCGTGATCCCGTCGCTGCTCGTCGTCTGGCAGGCACTCCGAGGGGGCGGCGCATGATCCGCATTCGGAAGTGGTTCACGCAGTCGAACATCATCATCGCGGTCGCGATCGCCAGTCTCGTGGCGGTCGCGATCGCGTTCTACGGGTCGAACACGTCCGCGATGGCGGACAAGGACGACACGATCCACGTGCAGCGGGATCGGATCTCGACGCTGCTGCAGCAGAACGGGGACCTGTCCGACGCCATAGCGCAGGCGAACGGGAAGTTGCAGGCGAACGGCCTCCCTACCGTCGCGGCTCCGACTCCCGCTCCCGCTGGCCCTGCTGGGTCCGTGGGAGCGGCGGGCCGCGACGGCCGCGGTGTTGCGTTCAGCCTGTGCACCGCTACCGGGTGGGCGATCACCTACACGGACGGCACGACCGAGAACGCTGGCGGCGACTGCACGGGCAAGACCGGGGAAACGGGCGCCGCGGGCAAGGACGGAGCCGCCGGGGCATCCGGGCAGGACGGCACCAACGGGGCCGACGGGGCCGACGGCGTGTCCATCACCGGGCCGACGGGTGCCACAGGAGCGACCGGAGCCACCGGGCCGACCGGGCCGACCGGGCCCACCGGCCCCGCGGGCTCTGACGGCGTCGGCGTCGCCACGGTCGCATGCGCCCTCACGGACGACGGGTCCACCGTCTTCCGGTTCACCCTCACCGACGGCACCACTCAAGACGTTCCCGGCGCGTGCACGCCGGCACCGACTACCCCAGAAGGAGACGGCTGATGCCGACCACACAGGACCCGACCCAGATCCTCAAGCGACGTGACACCACCGCACGGTGGGCCGCGTTAAACCCGGTGCTCGGCGCCGGGGAACCGGCCGTCGACATGACGGACCACACTGAGCGGACCGGTGACGGTACCACCCCGTACCTCGCCCTGCCGTTCTTCGCGCCCTACGACGGGACGACGAATCTCCCACCGGCTCCCATCGTTGCCGCGCTCGACGAGCGGTACGTCGCGCGATGGACTCCGGAGCAGTTCGGTGCCGTGGGAGACGGGACCACCGGCGATTCGGCCGCGATCCAGGCTGCGCTCACGGCCATCACGAACGCGGGCGGTGGTGTGCTCGAGATGCGCGCCGATCACGTGTACCTCATGGACGCGACCGTCATCGTGGGGTCGAACACCATCGTCGAGGGCAATGGCGCCACGGTGAAGTGCCTGCGCGGCTCGTCGTCGACGACCTTCGTCAACCAGTCCGCCCCAAACGCGCTCGGCTATGGTGCCGGCGGCCGGAGCATCCACTTCCGCAACCTCCGATGGCTCGGCGACTACGCGACGGTCCAGGGCGACATCGGCACCGGATGGAACCACGTCGAGAACCTGTCATTCACCAACTGCACGTTCGAGCAGGGAATGGCGAACGGCCACTACATCGACCTCGGCGGCTGCCGGAACGTCCGCATCATCGGGTGCACGTTCCTCGGCATGAACCCGCTCACGAACCGGAACTACATCGAGGCCGTCCAGATCGACGTCAACACGATGCAGGGATCGTCTTGGAAGGCGGAACCCGCCTCATCCTTCGACGGGCTTCCCACCCGCGACGTGCTGATCGACGGCTGCTTCTTCGGCGAGGTGACGGTCGGATCCACGACCTACCCGGCGCCGAACCCGGTCGGCTCCCACACCGTCGCCCTCGAGACCGATGCGGGCTACTACGAGAACATCCGGTTCGTGAACAACACCGTGCGCGGCACGTACAAGCCCGCGACGCAGGCCGTCTCCGGCTGGTGTCACTTCTACGGCGCCCGCGGCGTCGACGTCAGCGGGAACACGTTCATCTGGACCGGCGCCGCTGGCGCATCCGGGAACCCACAGGTGGTGTCGTTCACACCCGCGACGTCGGTCATCCCGGCGAGTGACGTCGGACTGAGCACCCCGGGAAGCGTTGCGCTCTCTACAACCCGGCAGTGCCGCTCCGCGACGGTTGCACGGAACCGGTTCATCGGGTTCTCCGCAGCACCCACCCAGGCCGGCACAGGTCTGGTGAGCTTCGACACGAGCACCTCCGTGACCGTCAGCGGGAACACGGTCGATGGCTCGTCGTCAGCGTTCGTGCGGCTCAACAATGCTCGCGGCATCATCGCCGAAAACGAGATCACGGCGACTGGCTCGGAGCCCGCAATCAGCCTCGTGGGAAGCCAGAACTGTCACGTTCGCGGGAACACGATCGCCGCTGGCTCGGGAGCTGGCATCCAGCTCGTCAACGGCTCCCTGAACCACGTCGAGGGGAACACCATCGGCAGCGGTTCGACCGGCATCATCGTGGACGGATCGAGTAACTCGACGGTGTACGAGAACGTGGTGAATGCCGCGAGCGTTGCTGGCGTCTCGGTAGGGCCGACGGGCTCCGCGAACAGTTCGCAGGACGTCATGGTCGGGCTGAACAGAATCGGATCGAGCACGTCCGGCTTCGTTTGCCTTCTCATCGGCGCGACGGCAGCACGGACGCGTCGCCT